TGCGCTGGACGTCGAATGTAAGCTCAAATTTGAGCCGACATCCCAGGCCGTCGAAATGCCTAACGGTGGCGTTCGTCAAGAGCGCTGCTTCCTCATGGATGAGCCGACGTTCAGTGTCCTGATACCCAAGCTGCCTGGCAAGCTCCCGTTGGAATGGCTCATCAAGTACACCCAGGCGTTTGCAGCCATGAAAGCCCACATTCTGGGCGCCGCTCAAGCGCCTATAGCGCTCACGCGTGCGGAAATGGCCAAGCGCAACTGGGAATTGGAAGTTGAAATCGAAGAGCGTGAAGCAAGACAATTGATTTCCAACACCATCATTGGCGAACAGGCTGTACAGATAGCGGTAAAAGATCAAACTCTTGAGTTTCTCAATGGCAATGCTGAAAGTATGCTTATTGAGGATTATATAAACAGTAGAGGTTTGTTTCATAAACCCTTTAGAGAGCATTGCAGAAGGTTCGAAGTCGGAGGGTATGAAAATTGTAGGGAACGTTCACCTAGGGCAGGGAAGCAATCTAGGTTTGAGAAAGTAGAAGATAAGTATTTAAACGCAGACAGTGGCGGGAAAGAGCACTGGGATACTCATTTTACAAAGATTACACCTTATGGCGTGGCTGAATTTGACAAAGAACTTAACAGAGGCGAATTGAACCACTTTATTAAAACCGATTTACGCGTTGTCAAATAAAAATCACACTAACCCATTGATTTTAAACGGTCGAAAATTCGACCCAATGAATTCAATGGGTTGCTCCAGGAATGGAACATAAGAGCATTCTAAGAAGAACATAAGAGCAACCCTGTGAAACACTGTGAAACAATAAAAAATAAAAAAAATCGTACCAGCCCTAAAAAACCGCTTGACACCCGATACCCCGTGTGGCACTATTAGGTCATCGGAAGCAAACACACCAAAGGAAACACGAAAATGAACAAGCTCATCACCTCAGCCAAAGCCCTTGGAATCACCCTCACCAACGCCAACGAAGGAACCGAACTCTTCACTTGCTGGGCAGACCGGGTACAGAGCGCTCAGATGGCTTTTGACCGTGGCGACATGGAAACCTGCCAGGACATGATAGACGAAGCCAACCGCTACGCAATCTGAAGGGAAAGGGAGGGGCAACCCTCCCACTACTCTAGGTAGGGCAAAAAATAAGGTTGCTCTTATGTTCCAAAAAGGAAACATCATCATGAAAAAGCTCGTAATTATTGCAGCATTGCTTGTTCCCACACCCGCCATTGCGCAGGGCTGCTGGCACGACCAACACGGCGGAAATTGTTCTGACCGCAACGGTCATGGGCGACGCAACAGCGACTGGAAGCCGGATGGTGGCCACGGACGCGCCAAGTCGGACTGGAAGCCAGTTCACGACCGCAGCGCCAGCAACCGGCACACCAGGGCAAACAGCAACCGCGACAGATAAGCAACCAGGGGTGGCGCTTTGCCACCCCACTACCCTAGGTAGGGTAAAAATAAGGTTGCTCTTATGTTCCAAAAAGGAAACACTACCATGACACCGCTTCAGGCCGTCGCCTTTCTGACCGTGATCAAGGGTGAGACGCAAGGCCGGGACTACGGGCCAGGGCTTGACCAGGTCATCGCCTTGCTGCTATCGTTGCAACCAGTTTTAACCGTGAGCAAACCGAGATGATCGAGCTTTTGGTGGTATTTTTCGTAATCCTGTGTCTGTTTGACGCAGGGCCCAAAACGATCGTTGTCAATCGAGCTGCCTACCAGGCGTTCGACGCATACCCTGGCCTGTGTGACCGTGAAATCGAACGCCGTGAAATTGAAGCGGAGAAGCGCGGGCTGCAAGCTAGGGAATGGTATCAGCTCGTGTACGTGCAGGGTGTTGACAAAACCGAAGCCAATTTGAAAATCTATGGATTGACATAATGACAGACGACAAGCCAGCCCGTCGCGCGTTCGACTGGGAGAGCATCGAAGCGCAGTTTCGGGCCGGTGTGAAGTCAACTGTGGAGATCGCCAAAGAGTTTGGCCTATCAGAAGCGGCCATACGCAAACGCGCAGTACGTGATTTTTGGGAACGAGACCTTAGCGAAAAAGTAAGGCGCGGAGTGCGAGCTGCTCAGGTTCGAGCCGAAAAGATTGAGTTAAATCAAGAGGTTCCCGTTAGGGAACGACCAAAATCGAATCTAGACGAAGCCGCAATTGTCAAGGCGGCGGTTGTCACCCGCATTGACATCAGCGACCGCCAGCGCGCAAGCATTGACCGTCTGCGGCGAATTGCCGACGCCATCGTGTCGCGGGTTGAAGAGCTGAACCCCAAAACCGAGATTAACGATTTCATTGACGCTGACAAAGCCATGGGCGTTGTAGCCAAGGCGACAACAGCCTTGGGCCAGCTCATTGCCCTTGAGCGTCAGTCTTGGGCGATGGACGAACCAGCCGCGCAGACAGCCGCCAGCGCGACGGACGACCTGATAAAACGACTGGCGGCAATGAGCAAACAGGATTGAGCAAGCTATGATGCGAGACGTGAAAAACAGAGACATCGAGGGGTTTCACAGACGCCTTTGGGGGCCACGCGCGGCCACTGACCCAACTGACCACATCCTCGTTTCGCTTATCCGAAGCGTCACTGGGTTCGCCACCGATGCGACAGCCGCTGACCTAATCAGTATCCAGGTGTCTGAAGACTTTTTGAGAGAAGCCAGAAATAACCGTTGACACACGATAACCAGCGCGGTTATGGTCTGGACTTGAGCAAACATAGGAGACTATCTAATGGCAGGTGATGATATTGTTGAAGGTTTTCCCGGAGCGGGCCCGCGCCCAGCGCCTCCGCCCCCACCTCCGCAGCCAGCGCCAACCCCTCCGAAGTGAGTGAACACACATGGTCAAGAAACCAACACGCGTAGGTGGAGTAGGCGGCGGCGGTGGCCCTCGCAAACCGAACCCAACCGATTACCCGAAGCCAACGCCCCCATCGCGGCCAAAGCCTTAATCAGAATGTAACCCGGCGACTTAGCGGTAATCGCGACAGGGTAAAGCGCCCCCTTCCGTCTCATTGGGGAACGCGATGCATAGACGGTGACAGGCCGGAAAGACGGCCAACATTTACGCTTGACACGTAATATTCCATGTGGCACTATCTGGTCATAGGAACAGAGCAAACATCGGAGCAAGCAATGAGATACGTTTATGCAGAAGGTCTGGTTGACGGAATCACCAATTGCGTCGAAATCTGGATAAATGCGAGCGTTGCTCAGGCAGAGCGGGGGGGCTTCCTTGAGTTCATGGAAGTGTTCGGAACAGGCGCGTCTTTCGTGCAGGTGCTGAATGCAACCAGCTTCGAGGAATTGAACTAATATGACCTCGCTCGCGGCGCGCCTGGCGCAGTTGCCCGAAGCGCAGCGGGCGGAATTGCTCAAGAACACGACCCCGGAGGTTGCCGCCGAGCTGTTGTTCCGCTGGGACTTCTGGGCGCGGCCTGAACAGCTTGCGCCACGTGGCGACTGGCTCATATGGGTTGTGCTGTCTGGGCGCGGCTGGGGAAAGACCAGGACCGGCGCTGAATGGGTTCGATCGATTGCCTGCGGTAAGACGCCCCTGGCCCCAGGCAAGTGCAAGCGCATCGCCATCGTGGGAGAGACTGCGGCGGATTGCCGCGACGTCCTGGCGCAAGGCGACAGCGGCATACTGAGCGTTCACCCGAAAGACTTCCGCCCAGTTTACGCGCAATCGACGCGTTCCATGACTTGGCCCAACGGGGCTAAGGCGTTCTTCTACAACGGAACCGAGCCTGACCAGTTGCGCGGGCCGCAACACGACGCGGGGTGGGTCGATGAAATTGCTAAGTATAGAGAGGCTCAATCGTGCTGGGACCAGCTTCAATTTGGCCTGCGCTTGGGCGACCGCCCCCAACAGTTGATCACGACTACACCACGCCCCATTCCAATCATCCGCGACCTGGTGGCGCAGTCGGTTGAACCTGACAGCACGGTGATTGTGACGCGCGGCTCAACCTTCGACAATCATCACAACCTTTCCGCATCGTTCCTGGAAGCCGTTGAAGAGCGCTATGGCGGCACGCGTCTTGGTCGCCAGGAACTGGGCGGCGAAATCATTGACGACGTGCCAGGGGCGCTATGGACGCGTCAGGTGCTCGACGGGAACCGGCGCAAGCTCAGTGACGAGCTTCCGGCAATGCAGCACATCATTGTCAGCATCGACCCAGCCGCCAAGGCCAGCAAGGACACCGATGACACGAGCGAGACCGGGATTGTTGTTGTTGGGCTGGGCGTCGATGGTCGCGGATATCTGATTGACGACCGCTCTTGCAGGCTAGGCCCTGCGGGCTGGGCGGGCGTCGCGGTCAGCGCCTTTGACTACTATGAGGGCGACGCCATCGTTGCGGAGGTGAACCAGGGCGGCGACATGGTCGAACAGGTGATAAAAGCCGTGAGACCGAGCATAAAAGTTATTCAGGTTCGCGCGACGCGTGGTAAGGTGCTCCGCGCAGAACCAATCAGCGCGCTCTATGCCCAAGGCCGGATTAGCCATGTAGGGTCGTTTCCCACTCTGGAAGACCAGATGATGCAGTTCACGGCGTTTGGCATAGAGGGCGACGAAGGCGCGGATAGGGTTGACGCCCTTGTTCACGGCTTCACTGAGTTATTCCCTTCGCTGATTAGCAAGGTTGAGCAAAAACCGCGCCAGACGTCTGGGTTTGTCGGGCGTCCTGGTCGCAGCAAAGTGACAGGATATTGAGCAATGGGTAACAACGTAACTTGGATTTGGCTACTTGTACTTGCGTTTGTTGTAGTTCTCCTCCTGGCAGGTGTGCAATGAACAGCCCTAAAGTTGCAATACTTCTCCCTACAATGGGAGGCATTACTGAAGAAACAATGATTTCGTTGATTTCGTTGTTGGGCCATTCCATAACTAAAGGCATTTCCTGTAGTGTGTTGAATGAGTCTGTTACAGGTGTGGCGATGTGTCGCAACACGCTTGTGAAGACTGCGTTGCAATACAACTTCACTCACGTGTTGTTTATTGACAGTGACATGTTTTTCCCCACGACGGTGTTGGAAGACTTGTTGGCATGTGGGCGCGATATCGTGGGCGTCCCCTACGTTGGCCGCAAGCTGCCTGCCGTGATGCTTGGCGCGCCGCTGCACGAGCTTGACCGACATGCGACAACGGGCGTCGTTGAAGCTGAGACCATGCCAAGCGGCCTAGTCCTGATCGACACAAAGGTGTACCGCCATATCCCCGCTCCGTGGTATTTCGAGAGTTATGCTTACATGGGTTCACGTCAACAGCAGTTCCGTGAGTGTGTTCAGGACGCTCTAGGCGACCCACTACCGATGGCTGTCATGGCTGAACTGATGGCTGCGCCCATGCTAAAAGCGTGGCTGACATCTGAGAAACATGGTAAACACGGCTTGACATATGACTGTAGCGAAGACTCAAATTTCACATTTAAGGCGCGTCGCCATGGTTTCCACACCTGGAGCAACCTTGACATAGCGCCTCACGTTGGCCATGTCGGCAAGTACGTGTATGGCATGAAGGATTTGACCGTTGCCGAAAAATTGGATAGCGAAGGCGACCAGCAAGCAACCGGGCACGAAGCCGGGGAAGCCGATACCTGACGCCAAGCTTGAAAAGGCTGAAGCGTCGAAGAACCCGGCCACGGCCAAGCGCGCTCGTCTTGCTGAAACCCTCAAAGGGATGAAGAAAAAATGAGCAGCGACAAATCACAAGTGGCGTCAATGGAGCGCAAAATCATGGCTGGCGTCAAAAAGCGTCAGGCCATGGCTGAAACGCTTGACCCCAAGCTGACCGTCAAGGCTGGCGGCGCAACCAAGGTGAAAAAGAAATGACGTTTCCCTTTGACGACGCGACGGGCCATCCCCAACTTCCCGCCCCTACGTCGTCAGGGGACGCGTCTCAACCGCCCACGGGCGCGGCTGGGTCTCCGCAGCCCATGGGCGGCATGCTTCCGCCCGACGCTGGTTATCAGCCGCAGTTGCCCGAGCCGCTCCAGCTCTTGACCGAGCTGGCGCAGTTGCCGAACGCAGCCACCAGCGAAAAGATCACCGACCAACAAATCAAAGACCTGGAAAGTCAGGTCTACGACGGTTACCAGCTCGACCTGGCGTCGCGCGCGGAATGGGAAGAGCAAGCCGAACGGGCCATGAAGGCGGCGAAACAGAAGCGTGAGCCGCGCAATTACCCGTTCCCCAACAGCTCAAACGTCCGATATCCGTTGATCGCCACGGCTGCGCTACAGTTCAACGCGCGCGCCTTCCCTGCGCTATGCCCTGGCCGCGACATCGTAAAAACGCACATCGGCGGCGCGGACAAGGACGGTCAGAAGGCTGACCGAGGCGCGCGCATCGCCCAGTTTATGAGCCATCAGATTGTTGACGGCATGCCCGCTTGGCAACACCAGATGGACGTGATGACGTACCAGTTGCCGATTATGGGTTCGGCGTTTTGGAAACAGTTCTGGGACTTCGCCAAGGGCGAACCCAAGTCCGTGCTCATCAGCGCCTTTGACCTGGTTGTCAACGCGTCCACGAAGTCGCTGACGGATTGCCCGCGCATCACGCATTGCTACGAGCTGTACCCCTACCAGATCGAGCAGCGCCAGCGTGAGGGAACGTGGCTCGACGTGGGCTTATCGGAGGAATACGACGCGGGAAGCGACGAACAACACCCGGTTCGCTTCCTTGAGCAACACTGCTATTTTGACATCGACGAAGATGGGTTGGTTGAACCCTGGATTGTGACCATCGCCGAGACTAGCCGGAAGTTGGTCAGGATCACCGCAGGCTTCGACGCGCTCGACGTGGTGCACGACACCAAAGAAATCATCAGCATACCCCGTGACGAGTATTTCACGGCGTTTGACTTCCTGCCCGACCCAGAAGGGGGCTTTTATGGCATCGGTTTTGGACACTTGCTCGACAGCTTTGGCGAAGTCATTGACACTAGCTTCAACCAGATGCTTGACGCTGGGCACCTACAGAACGCAGGCGGCGGCTTCATTGGTTCAGGGCTTGACTTCCAGTCTGAGAACGAGGAATTCCGCTTCGAACCCGGCAAATACTGGTATGTGACCGCTGAGGCTGGCGACATCAAGGGCAACATCGTGACCATGGAACACCCTGGCCCGTCGCCCGTGCTGTTCCAGCTTCTGGGCATGATGGTCGAAAGCGCGAAGCAAATGACGTCTATTCAGGACATCATGACCGGCGCAGCCAGCGCGCAGACGATGCAGCCAACAACGCTGATGGCCCTTATTGACCAGGGCATGAAGGTGTTCACGGCCATCTACAAGCGTATTTATGACGCCATGGGCTTGGGCTTCAAAATCCAATACCGGCTCAATCAGCGCTTTCTCGACGCCCAGAAATATCAAAAATACTTGGGCGTTCCAGCCGATCCGGCTGGCGACTTTGCCGACGATGGCGCGTTGGTGACGCCTGTCGCCGACCCCAGCGCCGTGACCATGATGCAGCAAATGGCCAAGGCCAGCTTTTTGATGCAGCTCAGTGAACACCCGAAGTTTGGCCCAATGCTGGACGCTGGAGCCATTCTCAGGCGACTGTTGGAAGCCGCCAGCATCGACGGCGTCGCCGACCTCTTGGCCAAGCCAGCGCCGCCCCAGCCGCAAGAGCAGATCGCCATGGCGACGGCTGTCGCCAATCTTGACAAAATCAAGTCTGAAGCCGAACATAACCGGGCCCTATCGGTTCGGGAGGGCGCGGCGGCTGATAATCAGTCAGCTCAGGCGGCTGACAAAATCATGGGTCACCAGCCGCTTATCATGCCTGAACCAGGAACGCCGGGAACCTTCGCCAAATGAATGAACTCGACTTCGAAGCATGGTTGGCTCATCCCATCACGCAAGCATTGGTGGCGAAGGCCAAGAGCAACGCTGAAGCCGCGAAAATACGCTGGGCGGCTGCGTCGTGGGGTGTTCCCATCGGCGAAATGAACAAGCTTGACACCGTGCAGTTGGCGTATCTGCGGGGTAAAGCTGAGATATTCGAGTCTGTGGCGAAGATCGCCTACAGAGATTTGTATAAAGTGGAGCAAGAGAGCAAATGACAAACAGCATTACACTTACGCCAGGATATCCATACTTGCCGCCTCATTCGTCAGGTATGCGTCACCCGGTTGAATACAAAGTTCTTATCCGTCCGGACGACGTGATGAAAAAGAGCGCGGGCGGCATTATTGTTCCCCCGTCTGTTCAGGCCATGCTGAAAAACTCGATGTGTAAGGGCGTCATTGAGCTCATCAGCGTTACGGCGTTCACGTTCTTCGACAGTTCACTTCTGAGCTATGAGGAAGTGTGCGAGAAGTATCCCCACACACCACGCGTCGGCGACCATGTTCTGTTCGGCAAGTTCTCCGGGGCTGAATGGAAGGGTGACGATGGCGTGGACTATCGCATCGCCAATGATAAAGATATAATTGCCGTAATCAGTTGAGGAATTGAGCTATGAGTGAGCAAGAACAAGACGTTGACGCTGAAGCCGAAGCCAGGAAACTAGGCTGGGCCCCGCGCGAAAAGTGGCGTGGGCGGGCTGAAGAATTTGTGGAGGCTGACGAATTTCTGCGGCGCGGGCGGGAAATCCTACCCATCGTGCGGTCACAGGTTGACCAGCAGCGCGCCGAGAATGAGAAGCTGAAGGCAGAGCTGGCGCAGACCAGGACTGAGTTTGACCGACGCGTCAAAACCACAGAGAAGATGACGCAGCGCTTGCTTGACCAGCAGCGCGCGCAGATGGTTGGCGAGTTTGAAACCCAGAAGCGCGAAGCCGCAGCCAAGGGCGACACGGCGGCATACGATCGCGTCGTGCGCAGCGAACAGACAGCGCTCGCCAGGGTGGCTGATGAAACCAAGGCCGCTGCCCAAGAGGCTGCGCCCGCCCAACAGCAGACACAGCAGCCGCCACCTGAAGTTCAGGACTGGGCGAAGCGCAACGACTGGTTTTTCAAAGACAGGTCGCTGGCCCTTGAAGCCGAAGGTTTACATATCGCTATGCTTCAGGCCGAACCTGGTGTAAGTTTGGCTGATAACCTTGACCGCGTCACTGAGACGCTGAAACAGCGCTATCCGGCGAAGTTTGGCGTCACGGCGCAGCCCACAAGCGCAATCCGTCATTCGGCGGTTGAGGGGGGCTCTTCCAGCGCGCGCGGCGCGGCCAGTTCACGCGAGCGCGGCTGGAAGGATTTACCGCCCGACGCCAGGGCGACTTGCGACGGGTTGATTGCAAGCGGGCGCCTGAAGGGCGACCCAAAGAAGACACAAGAGTCTTACGCCAAGACTTATTGGGAAGAATATGGTGAGTGAGATAATGAGCAACACGCGAGCAAGTGAAGAGCAAGTGCGCCGTCGCAGGCGGTCAAGTGATTTCACCGGAAACTATTTGCGCCTTGGGGTAGACGAAAGCCTCAAAGAGGCAGCCTACGAGTATCGGTGGATCAATGATGACCGTGGGCGGTTGGAAGCGAGAACCAAACATGACGATTGGGACTTCGTGAACGACCCCAAAATGCTGAACGACGGCGACAAGAACGACAAGGTTGACACGCGCATGCGTCGCGTTGTTGGGACTGGCCAGGGTGGTCAGCCCATGTATGCTTATTATTGCAAGAAACGCAAAGATTGGTGCGAAGATGATCGGCGCGCCAAGTCTGAGCGCAGAACGCAAGAGCGTCAGCAAATGATCGAAGCCCAGCACAACGGGGTTGGCGGCGTCGCTGATGATCCTCAACACACCTATATTCCAGCCGAAGCCAAGGCTGCTATTGCAGCAAGTCCTGAACTTCGGAGGATAAAGAAGGCAAGCAATGGCTAATCCCAATTCGCCCTTCGGGGCGCGGGCTGTTCGTCATAGAAGCGGGGCGCCCTACAACGGGTCGGCTCGCCTTTATTACGTTCCGGCCTCTCTCGCTGCAATGTACGTGGGCGACTTTGTCGCCCTGGCTGGCAGCGCCAACACCGCTGAATATTACGGCAATCAGCCGGGAACCCTTCCGACCATCGCCATAGCCACCAGCGGAACCGCTGTCACCAGCGGCTCAACCGTTGTGCTTGTCGGCGCTGTAGTCGGGTTCTTCGCCGAACAAGCCACCAGCCCGGTTTACAATCCCGCCAGCACGGCGCGGGGCGTATGGGTTGCCGACAATCCAGACCTGATCTTTGAAATTCAGGACGACGGCGTTGCGACCTTGGCCGTAACCGACGTGAGCGGCAATTACGCCATCAACGTGGCCACCCAGTCGCCAAGCACCGCCACGGGGCGGTCAGGTCACACGATGGGAACGACCAACGACACGACCAACGTCGGCGCGCAGCTCAAAATGATGTCACTGTCGAAGCGTTCGAAGAACGCCCTTGGGCAGTATGCCGTTTGGGATGTGATGATCAACAACCACGCTTACGGCAATAGAGTGCTCGGCGTCTAAACTTAGGGAATGGAGGGTCTGACACATGCCAGTTATTACGACAGGCGCACATCCCAAGGCTTTGTGGCCGGGTGTGAAGAATTGGTTTGGGCAGAAGCTTGACGCTTACCCGAAAGAATACGCTCAGATGTACGACGAAGAGACATCTGACAAGGGTTATGAAGAGGATGTGGAGGGTTACGGGTTCGGCATGGCGGTTGAAAAGCCGCAGGGCGAAGCCTTTACCTATGATGACCACAGCCAGGGTTATATCAGCCGCTACACCCACGCCATGTGGGCGCTGGGCTATATTGTGACCTATGAAGAGCTGAAAGACAACCAATACGAGAGCAAGGCGTTCAAGCGTTCTGCCATGCTGGCCTTCAGCATGAACACGACCAAGGAAGTGAACGGCGCGGCGCTGCTCAACAACGGCTTCACCGACACCACTTTTCCCGGCGACGGCGCGGCGTTGTTCTCTGCGGCTCATCCCACCTTGGGCGGCGGCAATCAGAGCAATCTGTTGGCAGCGGCGGACTTCAGCGAAGCGACGTTGGAAGACGCCCTCATTCAGATTAGCGTTGCGACCAACAACCGGGGCCTGACGATTGCCGTCATCCCCGAGCTGTTGATGGTCAGCCCTTATGACGCCTTCCAGGCTGAAAAGGTGACTGAATCCCCGCTGACCACGATTGATGCAGGCAACTCGATCAACGCCGTTCGGCGGATGAATAAGTTGCCCAAGGGCTATATGATCAATCACTACTTCACCGACCCCGACGCGTGGTTTATCAGGACGAACCAGCCCGAAGGTCTGAAGATGTACACGCGTGAGAAAATCCAGTTCCTTCAGGACAATGACGGCGACACCATGAACGCCAAGGCGAAGGCCTTCGAGCGTTACAAGTTCGGCATTTCCGACTGGCGTGGCGTGTACGGAAACCCAGGCGCGTAAATCTACCCATGAGATTGAAGTCATAGGTAGAAAACGCAAAAACCTACCTATGACTTTTTACCAGGGCGCGCGGGGCGCGCTGCGATATAAGGACTATCCCGACCATGACGACCTATCCTGATATGCTCTACCAGAATGGCGGCATGCCCGTGAGCGGCATGCTCACACAGGGCAACGCATTTTTCGTCAATCCCTACAAGGGTTCGGACGGCAACCGTGGACGCCAGGTCAAACAGGCGACCGCCACGATTAAGCAGGCGCTTGGCCTGGCCACGGAAAAGCAAAACGACGTCATCTATTACGAGAGCAGCAACGCCGCTTTCACCGTCAACGGCGCAGTCAACGGCGCTGACTATTTGTCGGCCACGCTGACGTGGAACAAGGACAGCACGCACCTCGTAGGCATGAACGCAGGCGGGCTGTACAACCATCGTTCAGGCATCCATGCCTTGGCGACCGCGACCGCCGCCAGCCTTGCGCCGCTAGTCCTGGTCAGCGCCAGCAACTGCCGGTTTGAAAATCTCCAGTTCATCAACGACCACGCAGGCCCAACCGCTGTGGGCGCTGTCAAGGTCACCGGTTCGCAAAACGTCTTCAAGAATTGCCACTTCGCTGGCGTCGGCAACGTTGCGGCGAACGCGGCGACACAGTTCAGCCTGAAGCTGTCGGGCGGTTCGGACAACCTCTTTGAAAACTGCATTATCGGACTGGACACCGTCAGCCGCTCGACTGCCTGCTATGAGCTGTTTTGCGAAACGTCAGCCGGGCGCAACACCTTCCGTAACTGTCTGTTCGTGACGCAGGCGGGCGCAGCCGCTCATACCTTCATTACGGCGGGCGCTACGTCGCTGTTGGGTTATTCCCAGTTCGAGCATTGCCATTTCCTGAACGCCGTGGGCGCAACCACCATGACGCAGGGCTTTTCCGTCAGTGGTTCGGCTGGCGGCGGCTTGCTGCTCAATCAGTGTGTCATGGCTGGCGCAACTGCGTCGGAAACCAGCGCAAGCGGCGTAGTCTTCCACACCACATACGGCGCTCTGCGCGCTGTCACCACAGCATTAGGAACAACCTAATATGACCATCACGTCAGCCACACAAGTGTTAGAAGACGGACCGCGCAACTTTGTCGTGCGGCTTTCCGCCTCTCTACAGGCTGGCGATGCGGAGATACTAACGGAAAAGGTTGGAGTTGCAGCGTTGTCTCAGTGGCAGTACAGAGAATGTACGTCACTGAGCTTGCTGCAACTTCAGGCTTCCACCGTTAACGCATCGTTTAACCTCATCTGGGAGGCCGCAGACCAGACCGACAATCAAGTCTTGTGGCGCTTTCCTATGAATTTCGCCAACAAACAGAACTTTAGGAAGTTCGGTGGAATTCAGAACAATGCAATCGGCAAAACCGGCAACGTGTTGCTCATAACTGAGAACTGGGGTGACCCACAGTTAGACGGCGGTTATGAAATAGTCCTTTGGTTCCGTAAAAAGTACACAAACACTAATGTATCCAACAGCGTCAATTACGGACCGAATTTTGTAACCCTGAATGACCAACGCATTACTTTGCTTGGCGACACTGTAACCCTCTAAGGTGAGACAAAATGTCTAGAGAACTCGCAAATACACAAACCATCACCTGGGACGGTTCAACATCTAATGTTGCGTCAGCCAACGCCACAGGAAATTTTACAAGCTTGACTGTCACAGCCAGCATGGTGGTCGCCAACGGCTCGCTTGCCTCACCACTGGCTGCGGGCGCGTTCAGCTACGGCTCGCTTCCTTATAACGCCACTGGCAACTTCGCGTCCTTTAACGTGGGCGTGAACAGCTACTCCCAGCTTATCGTCAGCAACTCAAACGCGCAGGCCACAGCCAGCGCTAACATAATCGTCAGCAACGACCTGGGAACCGATCTTGCCTATTATGGCGCGTTTGGCATCAATTCCAGTGGCTTCACGGGTTCAGGATCGCTGAATCTCGCCAATAGCACCTATCTGAGCTGCATCAGCGGCGACCTGGTGTTGGGAACGCAGGACGCCCACGCAATTCATATCGTGGCCAACGCGGGCGCGACCGACGCCATCACTATCAGCTCGGGCAACGTTCCAAGCGTCTTCGACGCCAACCTGGAAAGCGTCAGCTGCGCCAATGGCCAGATGCTTCAGGTTAAGTCTGTCACCGAACTGACCACCATTGCAGCGGCGGCGACCACAACGACCGGCATACAGCTTCCAGCGGCTGCAATCATCTTGGGCGTGTCCGTGCGCGTGGTGACCGTCATCCCAACCGCCACCACGTTCACCGTGGGCGACGCAGGGTCTGCGGCGCGCTACAGTACGGCGGCGGTCAACGTGGCTGCAGGTTCAACTGACGTGGGAACCAAGGCTGGCGCGTATTACAACGCCACAGCGGCGGGCGTCGTCATCACGCCGAACGGAACGCCAGCGGGCGCAACAGGGCAGGTGCGGACGACTATTCACTACATCGCTGTGACAGCGCCAACAAGCTAACAGACGGGGTCGTTACGCTATGAGCAGAGAGTTAACAGATACAACAACCGTCACTTGGGACGGAACAGACCCTGCTCTAGCCAAGGCCACGGCTATAGGTATAGAGCTTCCTGTTACAACTTCGGCGAGTTCTGGGGTTATCAACCAAAGTTCCATTAGGTTAATCCACACTTATAAAGACGCCACGAGCGCGGGATATAATCTATTCGTGGGCAATGGTGCCGGCAACTTCACAATGTCTCCCGGTGGGGGCGCTAGTTACTTTGGCTCATACAACGTCGGCATTGGCAGTTATGCGCTAAGCGCCAACACAACTGGCCACTACAATGTAGCTGTCGGGACTAACTCACTCGCCAACAATACAACCGGGTATGAGAACGTGGCGCTTGGCCTTAACGCCATGAACGCCAACACAACCGGAACACACAACGTAGGCATTGGTGCATCTGCTCTACAGGCCAATACAACCGCTGCTTATAATGTGGCCCTTGGTGACGTTTCTCTATTTTCCAACACTACAGGAACGTATAACGTGGCCGTGGGGAGTAGCGCGCTATACTCCAACCTCATTGGCATTCACAACATCGGCATTGGCGCTTTTGCGCTACAGAATAACACATCCGATTACAATATCGGAATAGGAAGCTTTGCGCTACAGGCCAACACTACGGCCAATAGCAATACAGCTATAGGCGCTAATGCTCTGCATTCAAACATCACAGGCAATAGTAATCTGGCCATTGGCGTTTCTGCTCTGTTTGCCAATACAGCGGGCTATTTCAATATAGGTATTGGCAATTCTGCATTGACTGCTAATACCGCCAATTATAATATAGGCATTGGCGGTTATGCCCTGACGGCGAATGTGGACGGACTTTATAATGTCGCCTTGGGTATTCATACCTTAGAGACCAACATTAGCGGCTCATCTAATGTCGGCATTGGTTTTCAAGCTCTTCAAGCCGCCACTGGCGCTAACAACACCTCTATAGGCTTTGACTCACTCCGCTACACTACATCTGCGGCTAACAATACTGCGCTTGGTTACGCCGCTGGCAAGTTTATCACTGGCGGCGCAACGCAAAACATTACTGGAAACACAAGCGTTTTCATTGGCGCAAACACCTATCCTAAAGCCGATGGCGAAGCGAACGAAATTGTTATCGGTTACGCCACCACAGGCGACGGCGCTAATACAGTGGCTATCGGCAACGCGTCTATCGTGTCTACCAGACTGCGCGGGGCCACGCTTCACACCACATATATAGTGAGCGCCCTTCCTAGCGCCGCTACATCTGGTGTTGGCGCGCGCGCCTTTGTAACGGACGCCCTGACGCCTGTCTTTGGTTCGGCTGTAACCGGCGGCGGCGCTGTCCCTGTCCCTGTGTACTCTACTGGCGCGGCTTGGAACGTAGGATAACATGAGCAACCTTCGCGCCAAATACTCAGGCTCTTATTTCAAACCAGGGTCGAATAATGTCTGGTGTCAGAGATGTGGCAAAAAGGTTAAAGTAGAACAGATCAAAGTTGAATGGGATCAGCTTAAGGTCTGCAACGCCTGTTATGAAGAGCGTCATCCGCAGGATATGCTGCGCGGCGTTCTGGATCATCAGGCCGCTTCGCTCATCTCTCCCGAACCTGCGGACAAGTTTACCCTTCCGGCCATCATCCAAGGCTTGACGACGGCGACGTTGGCGGCTGGCCCTGAAGACCTGTTTGACGATGTCAACACGTTCACCGTCCAGTTGGTCAGCGGCGCTTTGCCGTCAACCACAGAGCTGGGCGTCCTGAACGGAGCGAACATCGTGGCCGTTCAGGGCGCGAACGGTTGGGAGGTGTTGCAATACACGGTCGCCAGTCTGATAGCGCCAAGCACGTACAGCCTCACACATCTGTTGCGGGCGCGCTACGGAACCGAGCTTGGCATGGGCGCGAGCGCGGGTTCACCGTTTGCGTTTATCGGTCAGGCCAGTCCGTCGAATGACCTGTTCATGCGCACCTATCTCGGTGTTGGCGCTAAGTTGTTCAGTCCTGTCAGCATTGCGGCGGCGCGCGTCGGCAATGCCGTGACGTTCAGCTGGGTTCGCAGGTCGCGCCTTCCTGCGTTGCAGGAATTCGATTGGGCGGTTCCGCTCGACAGCATTGACGAGCGTTACGAGTTGGATGTTTTGACCGCGCCAGGCGGCGCAGTCGTCCGCACCTTGCGCGTTACGGGCGCGGCGCAAGTCGCCTATTCAGCGGCGTTGCAGACAACGGACTTTGGCGCGCCACAGGCGCAGATAACCGTTCGCGTTTATCAGGTTGACCAGATCATAG